ACTTTTTCCACTATCGCCAAATACGTCAGGGAAGTGTCGCCTGACTTCGCTAAAAACGGAATTAATTTCTTTATTGGCATTGACAAAAAAAAACTATCTCCTGCATTTTCTTTCCAGTTCTTTATCTTCTTTTCGTTGGCCTTAAAGTCATAACGTGTCAATGGCTCACTTTTATCGACAAATGCAACCGAAGCGACCTTGTAAATAATATCCTTGCTTATAATGAAGTTACAACGCTCCTCGAATCGCATCTGCAGTTTGATTATCTCGTTGAGGTTTATTTTCTTTGGATCACTTAACAACTTGCTCATTGCCGCGTTGTAATTCTTAATGTAATCGTTAGTGACTCCGTTTTGCATTTCTTGGTAGAATGTCAACGCTTCTAACCCACGCTCATAAGGTAGGTTGTTTTTATCGACAAACTCAAAGTAGTCAACACCTCCGCACTTGAACGCAAATTCAAGCGGGAATTCAGATTTATAAGTTGGTGGCGAGTTCTTGAATAGGTTTCGGAAGTTCATTGTTGTGTGTGTATTGTTTAGTTCTTAGATTAATTATTACTTTATTTTCTACTTTATTGTAAGTCCGTTTCTTTGCGCTACCTCCACACCCGCACGTTTGACCGGTATAGGTGTAGCCAAGTGATAGTAGAAACTTATGTGCATCTTCAATCTCCATGGTAATACATTTTAGATGTTAACGCGTTTAATCCACATAGGATAAGTAAGTAAGGTATCAAGTGTAAGTCGGTTACAAAATATAACCAACCTATTAAACCCCATACCGAAGCCATACAAGGCGGGCAATCGAATAGCGGTTTGCTCCAAAAATCGCCAACATAAAGGCGGATATAGTTTGCTACTTTCTCCAATAACATACCCTCACGCGTTAGACAATGCACACCTAAACAACCAAGGCTATTCAGGACAAGGGCAAGGGATAATGGCAGTTGTATCATCTTCAGTTATGTTTATGAAGTTAAGTGTAATCGATGAATAAACTGTCCCACAAATGTCAAAGGTTGTGACATCGCATCCGTTTAAAATCTCAACCTTTACGATGCCAGTGCCGATGTTCCAGAATCCGTTGTTGTTCATTTCAATTACTGCATCGTATAGGCCGCTTGTTACATCTTTTTTAAGCACCCATCCATTTGAATAGGTAAACTTAATTACGTAGTTAGTATCGTTTGTGAATGTCGGTGAACTGAATTCTAATACCTCAGCGCAGCCGCTAATGTCTTGGGTGTAGCTTGTTAGGCAGTTAAGTATGCTCATGTTTTATTTTTTTATTCCGTAAAAATACAAATCTTGTGGGAAGTCTATACGTGTTTTAAATTTATAGTTTGAAAATATCGCATCGCAATTCAACACGCTTCTAATATCGGCCTCACTTAAATTGCGATAGTAGTCATTCGTAAACGGTGAATCCTTTGGGCTTGTGCGCTTTGTACCATGCTCGGGTCTACCTGGCGCCGCACAACTAAATAAAAACAAACCGCCATCTTTCAATAAGTTATTAATTACATTTTTTAACGTTTGTTGCCAATGCTCATCATGCTCAAAGCATTCTGTTGAAATCACAACATCGAATAAATCATCAGACTTAAACAAGTGACCGCTGCAAACTACATCAACATTCTTGCCCTCGCCGATATCAATACCAGTGTAGTTGCATTGCTCAAATAGATAACGGTTGTTGCCATTAATATCAAGTGAGCCAATGTCTAACACGTTAGTGCCGACAAAATATTCATCGTGCGCGTATTTGACAAGCTCACACCATTCTCTTTGTTCTCTGTGTGCCATTACTTTTTATATTTAGTTAAGAAAGTTTGATTGTCATTCAACTGAATCATTCCGAATTCAGGCAGTTGTGATGTTGTGCTAATCTCGGATTGAATACTTAATCCATGCAACTCGTAAGGTGTTGAATTTTGTGCCAACCAATCATCGCCATTTGCAATCAATAAGTCTTCTGGTATAGCAACATACTTAGATTTATGCATCAACATCATACACCCCCATCCGTATGGGCGTTGTTTCATTACTTTTAAATGTATGTTAGCATCCTTTTTTAGTTGGTAGTTTTCAAATGCCATACCGATAACGCCAACGTGCTGCAAACTGTCATCAAATATCGATAAGAATGCAGGATTGAAGTTAATGTCATCGTTGCATATTAAGATGTTATCATACTTAGCGCGCTCAACTCCATAATTCCACGCGGGGTTTACGTAGATGTTTTCAGCCATTAAGTGTATGTCATACTTAGCGTTAAGCGGCAAAGGTCTATATTCGGTTGTATCGTTGTCAATTATAATAATCTCACCGACAAATTCGCAAGCGCAAAGGTCTTCAACAAGCTTGATAATGCGTGGACTTCTCCACATCGTTGGAATGATTACGCTAAACATTTGACAAATATATGAAATTTTTTAGATAAGTGTTACATGCATATCGAAAAGTATCCAAAGCATCGGCTTGTTGTGTCGGATCGTTTCGGTCTGTTTTTTTTATTGTCCCATCGGGCAACACCGCCACGTTTTCCAAATCGAATTGCAAGCCCTTAGTAAACTGAGGGTCAAGTTCTACATTGCCACGCGCAAGAAGTGAGTTGACTAACATTCGGTTGTCTTCAAGTGATGGGTTAACGCTTGGCACTAACATTTGATTGTTGCTAAGGTTAAACTTTTGCCTTATCACAACATAATAGTTGAGGTTATCTTGCACCAATGCACTCGATGACTTGCCTGAAGCATCTCCAGTTACTTGGTATAGTGCATTGCCATACTTGCTTTTAATAACATCGCATAGTTGATAGATGTCGCTATTGGCTAACTTAATGGTTTCTTTAACTCTTATAGTTGATGGCGGCATAACTTGAAGCACTGAGCAACAAATCGGATTACGGTTAAAATCGAAACTAAGTATAATCGGCAGTTGTTTGTTAAGTTCAACGGGCTTCAAGTGTTTAGTCGAATCGTAAGCGTATGCCCAACGGTTGCCATCCATATCGAAGTTTGTCCAATCGCCACCGATAAACTGCCTTTTATAACGCTCATCCATACGTGACCACACTTTACGTTGCTCTTCTGTTACGAATGCATTGTCATCGGGCAAAGCTAACTGATAGTAAAACTCTGGCCCTAATTCGCCTTTTAAATACGGAATGTGTATCTCATCTTTAATCCACGTTTGAGTTGGATTAAATGTTGCTAAAATTAAAGGGGTTGGCATCTTATCAATGTACCAACTACCAACGCGTGAGCTGCCAATATTCCACAGTTTCTTACTCAGTTCCTCAATTTGCTCAAAGTATATTCCGTTTGTTTCAAGTCCTAAGAATGCATTCAACTCGGGGTCATGGCTTATGTTTTCAGCCATAAAAAATATCTTTGATTTTGTTTTTGTATTCTCTAAGAAGTAGTTTGACTTATCGCGTGACCACCTAAAGTGTGCTGAGCCATCGATTATCTTTTCGAATGTCGGTATGATTGTCTTAACTAACTTAGGGAAGTCAGAACGGATAACATGCCACTTGCTGTTTGGATACATTGAGGCCAAACGCAAACAGATCGTGGCGCAGATAAAAGACTTGCCACCACGAATTGCACCGCCATACAATAGATTCCGCTTCTCAGTCGCGCCTTGTGCCGCTGCCATCGCTTGTATGTAAAAGTCATACTGCTTTGGGTTGGCTTGTAAGTCAACATTCATTAAATTTCAATCTTAGTGCCATCAGGCATCGTAACCGTTGATGGTGGGCGCGTGTCGGTGATGGTCGTTTCGGTTTTAGCAGGTGCATAACTTCCATCCATCTTGTTGAGTTCGGCAATTGCTTTGGTTCTGTCGTTATGGTCTGGCTCGGATGGGTATTCCATAATCTTACCAGCAATAACAAATGGTTTTTTTATTTTAACTTCACCTTTGGCAATCTTGCTTAACATCTCCATTCGTTCGGCAGTTGATAGTATATTCATTTCAGCAATATCTGAAACTAATTTATCCTTTGCTGCTTCAATTACTTTGCCAACTCGCTCACGTTCTATTTGTATTTCATTTGCGTAGCGTTTTGCAAGCGTTGAACCTTTTTGCCTTGCTGATGCTTGGCTTGTTCCATCTTTTGCAATAGCTTTGATATAGGCCTTGTCTTGCTCGCTTCCTGCTGCAACTAATTCAATGAATTGTTGGTGTTTAAATGGTATTATATTCATATTCCTTTAAATGCTTTTAGTGGATAAAAAACAAGGCTATTTCTATAACCTCCATCGTGTGTTGGTATTATTGGTGTAACTCCGTGAACATTTCTCCAAGCAGGATAAACCAATATTGAATTGTCTTGTTGTCCTATGGTTGCATTATAGTCTGGAACGTGCAAATCACCGCCTTTTGAATTATGCTTTTTACAAATGATTACGTTAACTGCTCCAACTATATTACCAGTGTCACGATGGAATGGTGCTGAAATATTAAAGTTTGAAATTGAACTTGTAAATAAGTTTCCAAACCTCCACTTTTCTGCAACATCTTTAAATAATTCTACTTGTTGCTCATATTGTTTTGGTAATAATTCTTTTATTAATTGCTCGCTTTCTTTTGCAAGTAATAACATTGCTTTAATAAATGTTTGTGCAGTCTTAACTGAATGCACACTTGATTGTGTCGGATAAGGTCTTCTCATATGTGCTTTTGGTGGAACACCGCCTAAAATAGTTGAAAATTGCTTGCAACTTCTATCTACTATTCCTTTACCATTTTTATCAAACCCTAACATTTTAGGTCTTTGCATTTCTGTTTTAGGTACATTTTTACTTTGTAACTCTGCATTAGCCAAATTAGCAAGTTTACACATCTTATCTGGCATTTTTGTAAGGTAAAATCCTACTGGCACATCATCGGCATAAAACATACAATCTTCTAATACATTTGGCTCAATGTATTCACACGCTTCGCCAATTTTGCGGGTATGTTCAACTTGTTTTAAATCAATTCTTTTCATATGGCTTTACTTTTATATTTTTTATCATTAAATTTTGGTTCGTATTTCCAAGATTTATCTAACTTAGTAATAACAGTAATAGTTGAATCAATTTTCCTAAAAATTGCAATTTCTTTTTTTGCCATTTCTGACCTATCAAATAATTGCAAACCCCCTTTTCCTTTTCCTACTGTTTGGCAATCAATTAAATGTTTAGAGCAGTATAAAGTTTTTTCATTATTATTTATAATTTGTAAAAATTGATAAAAATCCTCAAATGTGCTTACATCTTTTGATGGTCTAAAATTTTTAGTTTTAATAAAATAAGCAGTTTGCATCCTTTTATTTTCTCTTGTAAACATTTTGTGTGACTTTGCATAAAACTCAAATGAATAAGGAAAGCAAATAGCTGATATTTGAGGAATAGACATTGCTTTTTTTATTTTATCTAAATCCTTTTCAATTTCCCCAATTCCTTTTACATCATCATCTAATTTTAAAATAACATCGTAATTATTTTTTTCAGCATATTTTTTTATGCTAACTAATGCACCACCTAATCCAATATTATTTTCTTGATGAACAATTACATTATCAAAATTGTAAAGATTAATTTCTTGTGGCTCTACAAATATTTTATAATCTAAATTTAATCTTTTTACAAAGGGCAAAACAAAAGTTTTTATATTTTCTGGCCTGCTTTTACTTGGTATAGCAACTAAACAATTCATAATTTTTCCTTTTCGGCTTTCAAATATTCCATTATCATACCACCTACATAGGCTTCACGTTCTCTCCAAAACTTTACAAGTGCATAGGCCTCTTCATAGTGTTCTGCTTCAAATTCAATTTGGATAGCTTTCTTTACTCCATTGGTCATATCTTTTAACTGCTCTTCAACATCATCATCATCAAGAATTGAATAGTCAATGTCTTTTGTGCTTTGTGGCATCCCCCACTCAACACAAACCGCTTCACCAAGTTCGGCTTCAATTAATTCAGCATCAAATACGATGTTAGCCTTTGCTGATGCATTATCAGCCAGTGCCATCTCTCTGCCTTGTGGTGAATCCAAGTCAATATCTGTACGTTTTACCGCTATTAGTTGCGTGCCATCGGATTCAACGATTAGGACATCTTCAATACCAGAATATTCAACAGACTTGTTTCCTGCGATTATACGATTGTTTTTATCCAAAAGAATACTTCTACCTGCTCCGAACTTTTCAAACGATTTGCGTATCATTTCTGCGCCATTCTCGCTACCTTTATTAAAGTTCTTGTCATCAGCAATTAACTCTGTTGACTTAATGTTTGTTGTTTGTTTACTTTTCATACCACAAATGTACTAATTATTTTAAATATCCTAATATTTCATTTTGCACTTGGTCAAAAGATGTAGCTAAAATGTAAACACCTCCATCTGACCTAACTTCATTCATTCTTTCTTTTTGCTTGTCACTTTGCCTATCTGTTGGGCTTTTGACCTCGATGGCAAACAATCGGCCTTTTATTATTGCTTGCAGGTCTTCCATTCCTACGTTCAATCCTTTTATTCTTATCATTTTGCCTTTAATCATTCTTGCCCTTCCCTCTGATGATATTCTTTGAACAGAATTACATCCGTGTACAATTTCTAAATACTTTTCTATAAGTTCTGTAAATCGGTTTGTATTAAATGCATCTTTGGTTTCTTTTGGCTGGATAACATTGTTCACTGGGAGGTCAAGATGGTTAGTGCTTAACTTAACTTTGCGTTTCTTAACAACTTTCTTTTTTGTAAGGTTAAACCTTTCAACTTTCAATGTATCGTGAAATCTGGGTTGCATCTTGGTGCGCTTCCAAGCGTGATAAAGTTGTTCGAATTCTGGGATGCTAAAAATCTTCATTTGGTTTTAGGTTATTTGTGAATACTGGTGCTTCTTTATTTATTGGCTCATTAATATCTCTAAACTTGGTATATTGACCATCCCAACCAAGCAGAATGTCATCAGTTGTTGCACCATTTCGGTGTTTGGCAATAATAAACTGCGCTTTGCCAACTGTGCTATTGCCATCGTTGTCTTCCATAATTCCGTGATATTCTGGTCTGAATAAGAATGTAACCATATCGGCATCCTGCTCAATGCTTCCACTCTCACGCAAATCGGACAATATCGGTGTTCTATCAGCACGTTCTTCAACCTTTCGGCTTAACTGTGATAGCGCAATAATAGGGATGTTTAACTCTTTAGCTACTGCTTTTAAACCTCTTGAAATATATCCAACTTCCTGCTCTCTTCCGTTAACATTGTCAACCTTTCCTGCGGTCATAAGTTGAATATAGTCAACAATTGCAAGTTTAATATTGTGGTCACGTTTCAGTTTTTTAAGTTTCGCCTTAAATTCAAACACAGATATTGCTGGTGTATCATCAATAAATATCTTACTGTTAACTAACTTCTGGCACATCAAACGCTTGCGTTCAACTTCCTCATCATTAAGGCCAGTTCGCATAAACTTTTCCAAAGGTATTTCACTTTCGGCTGATTGCAAACGATTCATTAATTGCATTGATGACATTTCAAGACTAAAGAAAGCCACTGGCTCATTGAATTCAACTGCTGCATTTCGCGCGATGTTTAAGACAAATGCAGTTTTTCCCATTGCTGGCCTTGCTGCTAATATAATCAAATCACTACTTTGCCATCCTCCAGTAACTGCATCAATATCGAAATAGCCACTTGGAACACCACTAATGCCTTGCTTTGACCTAATTTCAAGGTTACGCTTTTCTGATTCAAAGAAAAGGTCTGTAACATTGTCAAACTTTCCAACGTGAATTGTTTGCGTTACTTTGTCAATCATATTCTGACCTCTTTCAAGCATTTCAAACGCATCTACGTTATCTTGATAGCTTTCCTTGATAATACCTGCTGACATCAATATTAATTCTCTCTGCGTGTATTTTTGAAATACTATCCTTGCATTGTATTCTACATTGAAATCTGCTTTGTTGCATAAAGTTGTTAGATAATAAGTGCCTCCAGCCTTTTCTAAATTACTTGTGCGTTTCAATTCTGTGTTTACAGTTATAACTGTGATTGGGCTTGAAAGTTTGTAAAGTGTGTAGATTGCTTCAAGTATAATCTTGTGACTTTCTTTGTACATCATATCTGGTCTAAAAAAGTCAACAATCTCATCTATGCAGGTAGCACGAATAAGAATTGCACCTATAATTGACACTTCCAAGTCATCTGCTTGTGGTGGTAGTTTGCCCCATTCAATGTTTGCATCATCATCAATGCGCACTGTTTTCTTTTTATTATTTTGCATTCTTACCTCCCCAGTTGCCTTTTGCTTTTACTATATCGTTGTTTGTTTGTTTTTTCGGCATTGGCTTTAAATATGGTAAAGTGTTTTTAATTTTCTGTTGCCAGTCATCAATCTGCTTACCATTACCATCTTTCCATCCGTTTTTAATCCAAGTGTTATATTTTTCTTCAATAGTTTCTTTCAACTTCTCAAAGTCTATATCTAATGATTGACAAAAAGAAAGAAAATCCTTGCGGGCGGGTGCGCCTATTTTATCACTCACATTATCACTTTCATTTACACTTACACTATCACTTACACTTACACTTACATTTAGGGTTTCAATTGGCTTTTTATTGGTTTCCGAAAAAGCCAACCCTTTATTTTGGTTTTCTTCGCTTTTTGGGCGACCTCCTTTTTTGCCATTTTCAGAGGCTTTCTTCACACGGTCTTCATAATTGGCCATATTGCGTATAAGATTAGGCTCAATGAATGACCAGACTAACTCAACCAATGCGTCAGATAGGTCAACTTGGCCATCTGAATGGAATTTAAATAGGTTGGATAATATGATTGCCTTTTGGGTATCGTTTAATTTAGATATGGCAGGCCACCATTCTGAACGTATTATAAATGTATCTTTCATTATTTGTATTGGTTTGAGGTATATTTAAAATCATCTTTCACTATTGCTTTTTGAATAGCGTGAAACTTTGTATCAGCGTTTAGTGTGTACACTTTACCACTTGGTGATTTTATTAAAAATATTTTCATAACTGTTGTTTTTTATATTTTTCATCTAATATCATAGGTGTTGTATTTATCCATTTTATTGAATGGTGCAATCTTGGATTATTTGCGTTCATCATAGATACTTTTACACCGCTTGGATGCATTAATACACTATGAAATGATTTAATATAAGTACCCGTTAAGGCATATTCATCAGTCATACCTCCTTTATTGCTTTGTGTATCTTTTTGGTCTAATTGAATATTCGTAAAAGTAAAAAACAAATCACCTCTACAACCTAAAGAAGTATAAGTATTTACGTCTTCATTTATACTACCTACAAATTGGAAAGGTCTTTCTGTTGAACAAAAAAATGAGTTCATTGCTTTTCTTTTTAATTTTATCCCACTAAAGCCTCCAATATGGTCGCCTCCTTGTGAAAAGCAAATGGATTTTATATTTGTTGATTTGTAAAAGTTTAACATTGCATCAAATACACCATCTATATTTTTTATAATTTTTGCTCCAGTCATATACCTATAACCAAAATAATAATAGTCATCATCAAATTGAACAAAATAAGTTATACCTAATTCTTTTGCAATTTCGAAACAAGCGTTTCTTGCGTGAATAATTACTTTCCTATTGTCAAAATTGTTGCCTTCATCTATACTATCCGCCATTGCTTTTTTATCAAATATTTTTACGTTTTCAATTCCGTAATTTTTTTGATATTTCTCAATAGTTTTATCTTCATTATCTACAATGAAATAAATTTTGCCTGTGTATCCGCACTTTTTTAATGTGCTTAATGTTTTTACATTGTCAGGTCTTCCATGTGTCAGTATAAATACTGCAAAATCTTTATTCTCCATATTCAGTAAGGTATTGAGTTTTTATTTCATCACACAATTTTACATACCCTAATTGAATGGCTTTTTCAAAGTCTATTATTACTAATCCACTTCTTTCCATTAAGTTTTGCATTTCAAATGTAGCGTGAGCGTAGTAATCAGCAACTTTTTCATAGTTAAAAACATTGTGTCTTCTTGCTGCGTCCATTAAAAACATCTTTTCATCAATGCCTAAATTAGATTGGTCAATTTCTTTCATCAATCTATGTGTTTTTTCTTTATTTACTAATTCTAATAAATGAGGCTGTTTATTTTTAGGCTCATAAATAGGTGCTTCAATCTTTGATGAATACTTTTTTTCATCTTGATTTGGTGCAAACTCTTGACCAAATAAATTTACTTGTTTCATATTTTATTTATTAAAAAAGCCCTTAAAGATTTGCAAGGGGTCTCACTTCCTTGCGCCTCTATAAGGGCCAATGCTTTTATGTTTCTAAATGTGAGACCGAAACAACTTTACAAATATAAGTAATAATTACTTAATCTGCAAATTACGATGTGTTGCAATACTGCATCCAGCAACATCAACACCATCTTTTAACGCTGCCTTAATAGCTGCCTTGTCGGCTTGTTCAGTTACCTTAACTACCTTGTATGCAGCAGGCAATTTGTTAACATCATCCACCTCAACTGTTTCCGATTTGCGAAAGTTAATCTTTACTAAAGGTGTTTTGATTTCATCAATGCTAAATAAATCCATTGCGTGTTTAATGCGATCCTTTAGATAGTCCGATGCTTTCTCACGTTGTTTCTTTGCTGCCTGCAATCGTTTTATTTCAGCATCAATAATATCAACATCAGCATCCATTTCTTTAATTACAAAAGAATAGGCAACAGATTTGTTTTGTAGCTGCTCTTCAGTTATGGCAAGTGCTTCTTCTAATGATGGGGTAAGTTCCCCACCATTTTCGATTAATTCTTCGGCTAACTGATTGTAAGTTTGTTCGATTTGAAAGATTGTAGTTTTCATTAGTTTGCTGGTGTTAATTTGGTTTTCATTTCATCTTTGGCTGCTAATACTCTTAAATCAGTTTTTTGGTTAAGGGTTAACTTTTTCCATACCGCTTTAATTTCATCAAGTGAAATACACACTTGAATGTCATTAATGATTTCATCAATTGTTGTGTCAACTTCGATGTGTGTAGCCTCTTCAGTTGTTACTACTTGCATTTCTTCTGGCACATACACTGGACCGCTAAAGATATCTGGACAATACCACTTCACACCATTACTAATAGCCCTTGCAAATAGCATATTCTTTGGAAACTTGTCAATGTTTTTTGTTAGTGCTTTCCTTGCATCTTCAATAGTGAATGTGCTATTACCAATCTTTGTGTTACCTTGATAAAAATCTATGCTGCAAACCTTTTCAGATGCCTCAACTACTCTGTAATCATACTTGCCACTACCTTTTAATCGTGATGCAATAAGACCAGCACCAATAGTTGGCTTTCCTTGAATGATGTGAATACCAGTCATAGAGGCGAATGGAGGTATTCCGATTTCTTGCCCTGCTTGGATTTTAACTATTGCTTGCGCTGCTGATTTGGTGTCTGCAAACATTCCGCTCTCTGCGAATGCTTTAGCCAAATTCATCAATTCTGATATTGGCAACTGTTGTACTACTGATACTTGTGTGTTCATTGTTATTTGTTTTTATGGGTTATTAAAAAGGTAAATCATCATTACTTATTGGTGCGCTTGGCTTTGAATAACTTTCTTGCGGTTCTTCAGTCTGTGTAAATGGGTTAGCATCAACTTTCCAGCACACTATTGTGTTAAACACCTTAACTTCACCTTGTGGGCTTGTCCACTCGCGCCCTCTGATGTTAATGTAAGCTTCAATGTCCTGACCTACTGATAAAGAATCTGCAAGTGCGCAGGCTTTCTGTTGTAGTTCAACTGATACTATCTGTGGGTATTGGTCTGCGGTTGTTAGGATTAATTCGCGTTTGCTGAACTTTCCATCACTTACTGTTTGCGTTGCGCCTATGCGCTTTACTGTGCCTTTGATTGTCATTTTTTTATTGTATTAATTATGATTAGAATTATTATGTATTGTGTCGATTTTTGGAACGTGCAAGTATTGTGACAACACGATTGAGAGAAATGCATTGTTAGGGATGAAGTCTTGCCCTGCTAAATCCATTTCATTGAATCCAGCAGAAATAAGCGCATCGCATTTTTTAAGTATGTCGGCTGCATCCTTTTGCTCAAATGATGCCGCTATTCTGCCATCAAACCAAAAGTAAAATGTTGCTGAATCTGATTCGTGTTCAATCTTTTGTTTTTGCTCATCGTTAAACCAAGTTGTAACGGTTGTAATTTGTTTTTTAATGTGAATTGATTGCATTGTTAGTTTTTTTTTATTGTTAGTGTTTTTAAGATTATTGCAGTTAGATGGATGCTGCACCCCAAATTATTAATTTTGTCTGTAGATGTAAAAAGTTATACCTTGAACAGTTTCTTCGTTCTCATTTCCATCATAACCGCTTAAACTATGTCCTCTTCCATCATACCTTGCATCTCTTTTCCACTTTTCATCATCAAAGTAATTTTGTAAATTACCAGTTAACTCTGGATAAATGCACTCTTGTAAATAGTTATCTAAACTTTCTTCCCATCTCTCATCTGCTTCTTCATCTGTTAGCACTAAATAATCATTTTTATATTCGTTGTATTCTTCAATTTGTGTTAATTGTTCTGCACAAAATTCTTCAAAAGATGAATCAAATTGGCTTGTTTCGTGTTCCCACTCATAGTGTGCTTCTTCAGCAGATTGCATTGTACCATCGTACGCTTTACCATTAATAATAAAAAAGTCTTCGTTTAAAAATTGTTTTAAAGCAATTGATTTTAGTTGGTTTGTGTTTAGTGTTGTGTTCATTTTGTTAGTTTTTAAAATTAGTTATTGTTATTTGATGGCACAAAGATGGGGTTAATTTCATTACCTCCTAATTTTATTTTTAACTAATTATATAACTTACTGATTTACAACTAAATAATTTTTAAGAAAATCATAAATAGCAAAATGTTGTGGCTTCCAGTTATCAACTTTCCCATTCATAAGTCTGGCTATACCTGCTCTGGTGTATCCAAATTGCTTTGCTGCTGCAGTTACTGGGTTACATTTCGCTGGTCTTGAGCCATTATGCTCAACCAGTGCTAACATCTGTTTGTATTCGTTCTTTAATTGTTCGTTACTTGGTTTCATTTTGGGCTGCTCTGCGGTTATATTCATAGTTCTGACATTATTAATATTTGATTTGTATTTTCTTTTTTTGCTTTCCTTATGGCCATATAAACATTGTTTGCAATTCGTTGCTTAAATTCCATTGCAGCCTGCACAGTTGCAAAGTCTTCGCTCCAGTCTTCTGCTAATTTACTTTTGTTCTTTAATCTTTCAACAATCCCAGAAATTATACTTGTGATTTCGTGTACTTTGATGCCAAAGACCATAGCACATTCAACCGATGTTAGC